GGCCCGAGCAGGATCATTGCCGCGAACTACGCCGCCTCGAAGCGCCGACCAGGCGGCACCCCCGGCAAGGCCCCCGCTGGCTTCTCCGGTGGCGGCATCGCCCACTTCGCCGGCGGCGGCATCGCAGGCTGGTTCGCCGACGCAGCACGGGGCGTGAGCGAGTTCTTCCGTGACCCGCTCGGCTCTATCGCGCAGCTCATCACCGAGCCCGTCCGAGGACTCATGAAGGGCATCGCCCCCGGAGTCATCGGCGAGCTCGGCGCAGGTGGCGTCGAGTCCCTCCTCGCAGGAGTCGGATCGTTCTTCAAGAAGAAGGCCGAGGAATCTTCGTCGGCTGGACTCGTGGGCGCCGCAATGCGAGCCGTGCAGATGCAAGTCCCTTACGTGTGGGGTGGCTCGGCGATCCCGCCGGGTCTGGACTGCTCGGGCCTGGTCTACTGGGCCGCGCAGCAGCTTGGTCTGGGGTGGCCGCGCCTCACGGCAGCTGGGTACCAGTCCGGCTCCACCATGATCCCGTGGACGCAGGCCGCCCCCGGCGACCTGCTGTTCTGGGGAGCACCTGCCCACCACATCGCGATCTACGCCGGCGGCGGCCAGATGATCGAAGAACCCAAGCCCGGACTCAACGCCAGGCACACCGGCATCTGGGGCTCACCCACCGTCGGACGCTACGGCGGAGCGCGCAAATACGACCGCGGCGGATGGCTCCCCACGGGAGTCACAGCAGCCGTCAACCAGACGGGCACGAGGGAGGCAATCCTCACGGCCCGACAGTGGGCAGACGTCAGTGCGCTCGCGGCCAGTGGAGCAAACGCTGCGCCGTCGCTCGACGGCGCGCAGCTCAACCTTGTGCTCGACGACGGGCAAGCGTTCCGCGCACATGTCGAGTCGATCAGCACCGGCGTTCTAGTTCGCCGTAAGCAACTCGCTGGAAGGAGCAGGTAGTGGCTCGTGAGAATCTTTGCCGCAATCCGTCGTTCGCGTACACGCTGCGGGAATGGGCGAAGATCGCTCCGGCCACGGTGAGGATCGGCTCGGACACTGACTCGTGGGGCGGGTACACACGCCAGTCTCCGCAGTATCTGGCCATCGACGTGCCGCCCGGCACGCAGGGGCCGATTGCTTCGCCGACGGCAGTCACTGTCGCCGGAGGGCAGACCGTCGCGATCTCGGCGCTCGTGCGAACGAGCCCCGGCCTCGCGGTTGCTGTCTCCCCAGAGTGGAACGTGGGCGGCCGCAGCGTCACGGAGAAGACTCCGGCGCTGTTGGCCGCCAGCGCGGATGGGGGTCGCCCTGTCTGGGCGTTCACAGCTCCATCTGGGGCGACAGCTGTGCGGCTTCGATTCGAGGCCCGCACGACCTCGGCGAGTGAGCGCGGGACACTGCCGGGATGGGTCTACGTCGATGACGTCCTCATCATCGCGGCGCCCACCCCGGGCGAGGCACTCGAGGCCGCAGCGGGGGAGTTCTTCGACGGAGACACCCCGCCGACCCGCATCGGCTATTCCTCGAGGGCGCTCGCACACCAGTGGACCGGCGCTCGCGGCGTTTCGACGTCGCGTGAGGTCGAGGCGGACGTCGATATGTCGTCTCTGCCTGTCGCGATTGTGGGCGGCGGGCAGGCCCCCAGGGTCCAGATTGTGATTCCGCCGGCGGCCGTCCCCGCCGGGGCATCCTGCTATGTCGAGGGTGTCACGGACACGGGCTTCACGTGGACTCCTCGAGGCGGGGTGTGGGAGAGCAAGGGGCTGCAGCGCATTATTGGTGACCCGCTCGCACCGATCAACGTGCCGATCCGGTACAGGCTGACGACGTCGAGGGGCGTCACGGTCGAGTCAGAGCCGGTGGTCCGCTCGTGGGGTGGCCTGTCGTTGATAACTGACGCGGCGGGCCTGAAGCCGGTGAACTTCTTGTGGCAGGGAACGGACCAGCGTGAGCTGAAGCTCCGGGTCACGGAGCATGAGGTGCCGGGACGGGGAACGCCATTGGTGGTGTATGCGCCCACGATGGGGCGTGGCACGGTGTCTCTAACGGCTCGCACGAACTTGCAGGACACCCCAGCTATGAAGACGCTCCTGGCGTCTCCGACGCCGGTCGCGGTCTTTCACAATCCGCGCCACTGCGTGCAGTGCAAGCGTGGGACGTGCGACGTCGATCCAGTCACGTTGGTGGCGGTCACGTCGGCGTCGATGGAGCGCGCGCCGCGCCTCGATGCTGCTGAGCGCATCTGGCAGCTGAAGGGCACGATCGTCGATCTGCCGCAGCCGAACACAACGCTGACGTTGTCGACGTGGAACGACTTCGATAAGCGCCGACTGACGTGGAGTGGCCTGGATGCTCGTCGGTGGCCGTGGGATCAGTTCGACAGGACTATCTGGCAGGAGGACGCATGAGCATGCCGGCCGACGTCGAGCAGATTCCGGAGGACCTGCTGACCTCGGGCTACTCGGTGTCTGTCACCGTGGAGTCGTGGCTGGGGTCGCAGTACCTGGGGGAGGTGCCCGTCGAGGATGGGTCGGTGTCGTGGGACGCTGGTCAGCAGGTGCAGGGCACCCTGTCCCTGACGGTGCCCCGTGTGGGAGCTGTGCAGGGGGAGGACTGGCGAGACTGGGACCCCGTGGACCCAGATCACCCGCTCGGCTGCTACGGGCAGGTCCTCCATGTGAGTATGACGGTAGGCTCGCTCGTCGGTGCGGGCTGGTGGACGGTTCAGCTAGGCCGGTTCCTTATTACCTCGGTGGAGCCGGGAACGTCCACAGTGCGAGTGACGGGCAAGAGCCTGATGCAGCGCCTCGAGGAAGACAGGCTGACGGAGCCGATGGCACCGGACCCGGCGGGCACGCTCGCGTCGGAGCTGCGCCGCCTGGTCGGTGCGCGCATCGGCGTGATCATCGATCCGGCGCTCGGCGATAGGCCCTGCCCCTCGATGTCCTGGGGCGAGAGCCGCATCGATGCGGTCTACGAGATCGCGAAAGCCTGGCCTGCGACAGTGCGCGAGGGCGGGGACGGAATCATGTATCTGTCCCCGCCGACTGCGCCGCCCACCTCGCGGCCGGCGCTGCTCCTCTCGGATGGGGAGGACGGCACAGTCGTCGGGGTGGCAGCCTCGGTGAGTCGCGACAAGGTGTACAACCGCGTGGTCGCTCGGGGGCAACAAAGCTCTGACGAGGGTGCCCCCTCGTTCCAGGCGATCGCCGATCAACTGACGGGACCGATGCGCGTCGATGGCCCATATGGCACCGTGCCGAGGTTTTTCTCATCGCCGCTGATTACGAGCTACGAGCAGGCTAAGCGTACAGCCGAGGCGATGCTTGCAGACTCGGTCAGGAAGAAAATCAAGGTCCCCGTGCAGCATGCCCCGGACCCGCGCATCCGACTGGACGCGCACGTCGAGATTGTGACGCGGCCCGTGGACGCTGCATCCACGAAGACGATGTGGGGCACTGTCTCGGCATACGAGGTGCCGCTCACCTACAGGGGTACACAGAAGACCGATGTGGAGGTGAGCGTGTGAGCAGCCCCGTGATGGACCTGATTTCGACGGTGCCCGATGATCTGCCTCCCCGTTATGGCTCCGACAGGTCACCGACGGCGATCGCGCGCGTGGTCAGCCTCATCGAGGGTGGCCGTGCCCTCAACGTGAGTCTGTACGGCGGTCCGCCGATCCAGATTTCAGCGACGGCCGTCAACTGGACCGGAGTCGAGACCGCGCATGTGCTGCTCGACCCAGACACCGGCCGGGCGCTACACGCGCTCGGTCCGGCGCCCAAACCCGAGAACCCGCTTCCCCAGTGGAAAGAGCTGCCAGCTCCGCCGAAGATCGTGCGCGAAGCAACGTTGATTCCACAGTGGGCGGGCACCTGGGATGGAACAGCGTGGACACGGCACGGCGGCGGCGGGGCCTGGCAGGGAACCGCCGGTGGCCACCGCCTCACAGGCCTCGCGCTATTCGGCCGTCAAGCCGAGGCACTCGGACGTATCACGATCACGGCCGCCACGCTGACGCTCCGGCCGCATCCGACGTCAGCCGCATGGTCAGCGCAGATCGCGCCCGCCACCTACTCGGACACCGGACCAGTCACGATGGGCGCCACGCGCATTGCCTCCCAGCTCCTGACCCCGGGGACTGGCCTCGCCCTCGTCGGACAGACATACGGCGGCGTCCAGGCCACCGGAGACAGCCTCTCGATCCGCATCACCTACACCTCCCGATAGGACACCTCATGAGCTACCTCGACCAGCGGGGACACCGCGTCCCCTCACCCACTGACCCCGCACAGCGCCAGGACCTGCTGGCCCTGTCCCTGTCCATCCCCTCCTACAAGGCATGCGCGTCCGAAACGGCGGCGGCGCAGTACGTGTCCGCGCTCGCGGCTGCTGGCCTGGTGGCCTCGGCGGCGCAGCCTGTTTACGTGTGGAGGACCGATCTCAATGCCGTGAGGGTGTGGGATGGCCGCGCGTGGGCGGCAGAGTCGAATCTGCAGGTGGAACTCTCGGCGGTCGGGGATATGCCCGTGGGTGCGGGCCTGAGTCCGACGGTCCAGCCCGGCCTCATCAAGGGCGGCCGAGTCGCGGTGTCGAGCGCGGAGATTGCGTTCGGCAACCTGTACATGCCGCGTGTCGACTTCAGTACACCATTCCCGCACGAGTGCGTGTCGGTGACCATAACGCCGCTTTACGGCTCTGGGCCGGCCGGCTGGAATTTTAAGAATGGCCGGCAGTTCTGCGTGGATGTGCTCGACAAGAGCGGCTTCAGGCCGATGCTCCCCGGCGTGACCACAGAGGAGCGCCACGCATTCGCGTGGATGGCGCTTGGCTACTGACCGCCGACAACTGAACTCACCCCTCGGACAATCCCGTCTGGGGGGTTTCGTCTACCCAGCTAAGGAGACACAAATGGAACCGACAATCGAGCAACTCATGGCGTCGATGACGCCAGCGACGGACACACCGCCCGACGTCGTCACCCCGATCGTCTTTCCCTACGAGCATCCGGAGGCCTCGCGATGAGCATGACCGCACAGGACAGCCTTGCTTGGGCAGCAGGCGAAATCGGGTACACGCGATGGGATGACCCCGAGGAAGGTTCGAAGTACGGACGTTGGTACGCCAAGAAGCACGGCGCGTACTACGGCACGTCCGGCGTGCCCTTCTGCGCTATGGGGGCCTCCTGGTGTGCGACCGACAATGAGAACAATTCCGTCCTGCCCGGCGGCGACTTCGCCTACGTGCCCTACGGCATCAATGCCGCCGCCCGCGAGGGACGCCTCGTGTCCCCGATGTCTCAGGCAGCGCCCGGCGACCTGGTCTGCTTCGACTGGGACGAGGACGGCGTAGCCGACCATGTCGGCATTGTTGAGGCCAACTACGGCAACTGGCTGCAGACGATTGAATTCAACACGTCGTCTGGAACTGCAGGCTCCCAGAGCAACGGCGGTGGAGTCTACCGCCGGTCCCGCGACTGGGATGCCGTGTGCGCGGTCATCCGCCCTTATTACTCCGACGCAGCCACTGGCGCATCCGGCGGCTACACGGACATCACGGGAATCCAGCGTGCTGTTGGCGCGGACGCGGACAACGTCCTCGGTCCCGACACCACGCGCCGCGTGTACGCGGTCGTGGCGGCGAGCTCGTGGGGTGGACGCCAGTTCCCATTCGGGGTCGAGTACGTCCAGTCTGTCATTGGGACCGAGCCTGACGGCATCTGGGGCGATGACTCCGACGAGGCCCACGACCGCGTGGTCGGCCAGCTGCAAAGCGCGGTCGGCGTCGAGGTCGACGAATACTACGGAGCCGTCACCAATGCGGCAATCAACCAGGCGCTCGCGGGCGCGGAGAAGGGGGAATGAGATGGATAAGATGTTGATGGGTCTTCAGTCGGACCCCTTCATCACGACGGTCATTGTCGGCCTTGTGTGGCCGATGGTTCAGGCCGCGCTGGACAAGCCGTGGTGGACGCGCCGCCGCCGCGTGGTCCTCCTCGTCGCAGTCGCTCTCGTCACGACTGCAGCCGTGTGGGTCTACGGCTCGTACCCGGCGACGTGGCGTCTGCTGGTCACGCAGATGAGCGTGTTCCTGGGCGTCGCGTGGTCGGTGTACACGATGCTGTCGGCAGTCCGTATTAACGGCGCGAGCATCCTTGATTGGGTGGGCGCCGCGACTCCGGGCGGGCAGCCCCTCGATGAGCTGACGGGCAAGCCGGACAGCGCACGTGATTGACATTATTGCCGACCCGAAGGTCGTCGCAGCGATTGTCGCGGCGGTTGTTGCCATCATTGGCGCTGCCGCCGCGGCAGTCGTCGCGGGCCTACGGTACGTCGGCAGGTTGTTCGACGCGCGGCTCGCGCATATCTCGGAGACCGCGTCCGAGGCCCGTGATGCGGCGAAGAGCGCGGACGCGGAAATCAAGAACAACCACGATACGAATGTCAGAGACGACCTCGACAAAGCTATTGAGACCGTCTGGGTCGTCTCGGACCAGATCGGCGCGCTGTCAAAGCAGGTGACGGGCCTCCTCGATCAGGGCGCCCGAATGGAGGCAACGCTCAACGCGCACAGCGAGAGCCTCAGCTCCGTACAAGCGCGCGTCGGGCGAATCGATGAACGCGGCTCCAAGATGGCCGCCGAGCTCCACGACGAGCGAACAGCACGCGAGTCCTCGCAGCGCACCATTGACGAGCACGCGCACGACGCCCACGCCAGACTGCATGAGCGCCTCGACAGACTACAGGAGAAGGTAGACAAATGGGAGGAACGATCGTGAGTGGAAACGTCACGCGCCTCGACGGCTCACCTGAGCACCTCGCCTACATCACGGCGACCCTGAAGACCAAGACGGGGGAGGCCACGTCCATGATGGCCGTCGGCCCCGTATCTCGGGCAGCGACCCCGCGCGGTCAGATCATGCTGCCCCTCGACCTCACGGAACCGACGCAGGTCCACCTGCGCCTCAGCGTCCCCGGCCGGACACTACGAGAAGCGACAGTCACGCTTAAGCCCGGCATGGCCTACACGCTCGCCAGCGTGTTCTCCGGCGAGGCGACGCCCACCCCGGCACCTCAGACTGGCACGCCAGACGCGCACGTCGACAGCGACGGAGACACAGCAACCATCAGCGGAGTCGTCTCTGACGACGGGGACACAATCACAATCGGAGGCTAACCATGGCAAAGCCCACGCTCTACACGAAGCAAGGCACAGACAAAGCGATCGCGAAGGCCATCGAACCGCTCGCCACCAAGGAAGAACTCGCCAGAGCCTCCGCCGGCGGAAAGGTCGACCTCGCCGAATACGCCAAGCGCGCCGACCTCGCCGGATACGCCACCAAGACCGACGTGGCGGGCGTGGCCCACACGAGTGATCTCACGGGCCTGGCCACCAAGGCCGAACTCGCAGCC